TCGTATCCCCCGTGAAGTAGAAACAAGACAGCAGGCAGAGCGTCCAAAAGCTTGGACACCTCCCGAATTGTTACCTGAACCAGATAAGCAAGCAGGTTTTGCCTATCGTTGGGTTCGAGTTTCAATGCTTAACAATGCTGACCCCCGCAATCTCTCTTCAAAATTGAGAGAAGGATGGGAACCAGTCAGAGCTGAAGAGCAACCGAAATATGGCATGTTGACCGATCCAGATAGTCGCTATAAGGACAATATCGAAATCGGTGGTTTATTACTCTGCAAGATACCTGAAGAGTTTGTAAAGGCAAGATTCGATTATGAGGCGGATCAAACCCAGGCGAATGCGGAAGCAGTAGACAATAGTTTTATGAGACAAAGCGATACCCGTATGCCTCTGTTCCAAGAACGGAAGTCTACAGTGAGTTTTGGAAAAGGTTCTTAATTAATTTAGGAGATTTAATATGGCTTATCCTACAGTTTCGGCCCCTTACGGCCTAAAGCCAGTTAACCTAATCGGTGGTCGTGTATTTGCGGGTTCTACTCGCATGTTCCCTATCGTTAACGGTTATAGCACCAGCTTGTTCAACGGTGACGTTGTTCAAATTGGTACTGCTGGCAACATTGGTGCACTCGTTGCATCTGGTATGACTTATGCTCAAGCAACAGCTACACCTGGCACTATCGGTGTATTCGTTGGTTGTGAGTATTCAACAACTGGTGGTCCTATCTACGGCAAAAACCGTTATCAGTTCTGGAATGCTTCTACAAGCGCTCCAGATGCAATCGGTTATGTTGTTGATGATCCTCAAGCTGTTTTCCAAGCAGTAGTATTGTCTAACCCAGCTGGTACTGGTGGTTCTACAACAATTCAGTACATTAACCCAGCTTTCATCGGTTCTAATGCTTACTACATTGGTGCAGCTGCTGGTAATACTGGTTCTACAACTACTGGTGATTCTGCCGCTGGTATTGCTATTTCAGCAGCCGCTACTGGCACAGCAGCAATCGCTCCTTTGACAACCTCTGCTGCATTCCGTATCGTTGGTGTTGTTCCTGCTTCAGCTGTTACTGTAACTGGTAATGCTACAACTTCAAGCACAACATTGACTTTATCTGCAGCTAATACAGCCATCCTCCCAGGAATGGTAGTATCTGGCCCAGGCATTACTTCTGGTTCAAATACATATGTAACATCGGTAAACGGTACAACTGTAACATTGAACGTAGCTGTAACAACCGCTCAATCAACAGCTGCTCAGTTTTCTTTCACTGGTTATCCAGAAGCATTAGTAACATGGAACTTCGGTTACCATAGCTACTTCAATGCCACTGGCGTTTAATTAAGGAGCTTATAAATGGCTATTTCTCGTGCACAACTACTAAAAGAGTTGCTCCCTGGCTTGAACGCTTTGTTCGGACTTGAGTACGCTCGCTACGGTGAAGAACATAAAGAGATCTATGAAATCGAGACCTCTGAGCGTTCATTCGAAGAAGAAACAAAACTGTCAGGCTTTAGCGCTGCTCCAGTCAAGAACGAAGGCCAAGCCATCGCTTATGACAACGGGCAAGAAGCATGGACAGCTCGTTACAACCACGAAACTATCGCTTTGGGCTTCAGCTTGACTGAAGAGGCAATCGAAGATAACTTGTATGACTCGTTATCTGGTCGCTATACCAAGGCTTTGGCTCGTGCTATGGCTTACACCAAGCAAGTTAAAGGTGCTGCAGTATTGAATAACGGTTTTAACGGTCAATTCACTTATGGTGACGGCCAGCCTTTGTTCTCTACAGCTCATCCTTTGATCTCTGGTGGCGTTAACGCTAACACTCCATCTACTCCTGCTGACTTGAACGAAACTGCATTGGAAAATGCTGTTATTCAAATCGCTGCTTGGACTGATGAGCGTGGTCTGTTGATCGCTGCAAAACCTAAGAAGTTGATTGTTCCACCAGCACTCCAGTTCGTTGCTACTCGTTTGTTAGAGACAGAACTCCGTGTTGGTACAAACAACAACGACATCAACGCAATTAAGAACAATGGTTCCG